AACGCCAGTGATTTGCAAAGCAAAGGTGTATGTTCCAACGCCATTGGTTTGAAAATTACCAGTCTTACCATCATAGGTGAATCCAGAATTGAGGGGGTCTTGTACGATTGAAGATCCAAAAGGTAGATCAGTGTCAACATCGGAAGGGCCGTTGGACACACTACCACCATAGATCAGCGATAAAGAAGAGGGATTGTCATAAACAGGCGTGAGTAATCTCACTGTATATTCAACATACAATTCACCCAAGACTGCAGAAGCAGTTGTGACACCCTGAGAAATTACGAATAAATTCCCAATGTCATATGTCTTGATGTCTGTATTTGGAGGTTGAACACCTGGTCTGACAAAATTTGTCTTCGATTTATGCAAATCCTCGCCCAACGAAATGTGCTCACAAGCAGACCAAGGAGCGGAACGAACCGCTGATCGATAGGTCAAAGCTTGTTGCTTAGAAGTTGGAGCTGGGTCAGATGCATCATAATCCAAAGTTAATACAAGAGTGCCACCTAAGCTCGAAGGAGCTTCAGTCTCGTAGAGGAATTTAAGAGAGTCAAAAACGAATGACTCATAATTCGCGGCAATCTTGGATAACCAAGGAAATGTAGCAGCCTGACCTGGATTAACAGCCAATGACTGAAAATTATATGTGGAAGGACTACCCGTACCAGCTTGAATGTCCATGATGTATTCTCTGTGCTTAACAATTGCATCACCATTTGGACGTGTTTTCATGTCTGGCCGCCGAGTCCTCACGTTCTTAGAACGCGCGACTGGGGCCGACGTAGACTTGATGTCACTACTCTTACCGGGTTTTCGGTTTCGGTTGCGATTACGGTTGTTGTTGTTGCGTCTAGGCCGTCCTTGCGGAGGGCGAGACGTGTTCATTGCTGATTTCGTTTCTAACGACATGTTCGATGGAAGCTAACCCTGACGGGTTTCGTGCCACCCGGAGTGGCATGTACATTTCGCCTAGTGTCAATGGCACCACATACCTAGAAAAATAATCAATTTGGTCATGTGTAAGTCGCAAAATTATCGACGGGTGGATCAGCGGTCGCAATTCGGTTTGGAAATCAAAATAGGCTTCGATAGACATTTGTTCTTCAATGGGCCAACCAAAAGATTGTTCCATAACAAGCCTAGTCTCAAACTCGATGGGTTTCGCTACGTCTTTTTCTTCAATACAAACACTTGCGCGTTCGTAGTGGGATAGTGACGCATTAACTATCGCTTTGACATTCGGGGTGCATCTCAATAAGTAAAGCGCGAAGCTTTGAACAATTGGGACGCCAATGTTTTGGTGGAGCATACTGAGGGCTTTGCCACGTAGAAGTTTTCTACGCATTAGGTTGGAACACCTAGCATATCTGGCGGAAATCCACCCAGTCTTCATGAAACTTTTCATGGGATCAGTCACTGAAATAAAATTCAATGGCGAAAAGACCAATCCACAGAAGGAAGCGCGACACAAATCCCTGTGCACTTCAATTTTCACGGTAAATCCGAGTTGAGCATACAACTCGGCAGAAGGAACAGTCCCATAGAATCGTCCTAGGCAGTCGTCTCCTTCAACAACACACGCGGCGTCTCTATTGCCTAACAAATGTTGTGTGAAGCAGAACATTGCCAAATTGACGAAGCC